CCTAAATCCTCGACATCATCAAAGATTTTGAGTTTAGGATTAGAAATCTCTTTCAACCATTTAGGTATAATATACTCTTCTTCTGTAGATGCTTGCACCTTAGGAATGTTTATATGTAACTCAAAGTCTTCTGGCATGTCTAGAATACGATTAACAGATTTCTTTAAAGAGTGTTCCATTCTATTTGGAACAGTTGTCATTGTTAATATAACATTCATTTTGACGACTTTCATTTGAAAACTGGCACCGGTGGAAGGAGTCGAACCCTCGCCTAAAGTTTTGGAGACTTCCGTGCTACCGTAACACTTCACCGATATTGGATGCGGACCCATGAGTCGAACATGGCTCTCTTGCTTATGAGACAAGAATGGTCTCCGGACCACCTGACCGCAATAAACTGTGCCAGACATTTCTTCCAACAGGGGACTGGCTAACCTGCTGTGCCCTGACGTTTACGCCGTCGTGGAAGGCACTCTGGTGCTGATAGTTGGAATTAAACCAACCTTAAACGCCTTATGAGAGCGCCTCGACATCTTGCCGACCTACCAGCATAATGGACTCCACGACAGGATTCGAACCTGCATTTGCATCCAGTTACCTTACTCTTCGTTCGTAGCGAAGGTGGATACGTGGAGATAAAATCTCGCAGGGAGTTACTACTATCTCCCAGCCACTATTTCGTTGTGGCAGATTAGCGAACAGAAGACGGGTTATCTGCCGGACCTCCGAGTAGCCGGTTACTCATATCCATATGCCCGATAACCTAGGACAGCATATGGCGACTGTGGATTGTTCAAGTCCCACAGTAAGACAATGGAGCGGGTGGACGGGATCGAACCGACGACCAACAGTTTGGAAGACTGTGACTCTACCACTGAGTTACACCCGCAATTGGAGGATCCGGTCGGACTCGAACCGACAGCCTTGGGATTAAAAGTCCCTTGCACCACCTATTGTGCTACGGATCCATAATTGGTGAACCTGGAAGGACTCGAACCTTCAACAAACGGATTAAGAGTCCGCTACTCTACCAATTGAGTTACAGGTCCATAAACTCCCCACCGTTGTCAACTATATCCTTCCTAGGTGATATAATCAACTTTGCTTTACTTCTGGTTGCACCTCGGTGGCACAATGACCAGAAAATTGGCGACCGTGATGGGGATCGAACCCACCTAAACTTGTTAGACAGACAAGTGGTTTCCCCAGAAACCTACACGGCCATTATTGGTCACCCATAGGGGTTTCGATCCCCTTTTTCTTGCTTGAAAGGCAAGCGTCCTAGCCACTAGACGAATGGGCGGTATTGGCTCCGGATTGGGGAATCGAACCCCACTAACCAGTGATTAACAGTCACGTCCATGCACCTTGCTCGGATTCTCCGGAATAACACTGTATTGAAAGACCCATCCCATGCGTATATGGTTCAAGGCCATATCTTTAGACTTATAGGGATGCGCCCATCAATACAGTATAAAATACTCTTAGAGAGATGTAGGTTTACTATGTCACGCATTCTGATAGTTGCAATCCAGAGCAGAACCTATTTGCGACACAAGGCTTGGGTATCAGTTTTTTATTGGCGCCTTACCCGTGCGAGCCTACACCTTTCTAAAAATACTCTTAATAATACGCACCTATTGTATGGGACTTGAACCCATATCTCGCTGCCACGATGTCCTATCCATTAGACGAACAACACAACGGACTGGCAGGTCCATTGCTGGTGCATATTATTAAGAGTATTGGAGGTGCCGATGGGACTTGAACCCACATAAAACGGTTTTGCAGACCGCTCCGTAACCAGTTCCGGACACGGCACCTCAGCTACTACAGATTTACAATGTCAAACAGCGGTATTAGTTTCAAGCAATCTTAGTCTCCTTGAACTTGCGTTGCAAGGATACGTTTGCTTTATTTTTGAAAGAATAATACTTATCCCAAGCCATATCAAAAGATAGAAACTGGCCACGGAACACAGGCTTATTCTCATTAGTCCATGCTTCTACTATCCAATAAGCAGAGCGTTTCACATTCGTATCCTTCATATCTTTCTCCTATCGCACAAGAGACCATCACTATATAGCATCGGAAACACAAAGTCAAGAACTTTTTTCGAAAAAAAGTGCGTCAGGTTGTCGCACCGTGTTCCTGTCTCTGTTTTCTCTCACCGTTCGCATACTATACCCTAAACGGACCGACAAGTCAACCCAGAAAATCTGCGACAGAATGACGCACCCTTAGTCTATTGTTTCTGTAGACTTTATCAGTTGTCTACATTCGTACCAATCCCTTAACCCCTCATCATGCTTCAAATGTTCCTGCCACTGTCTCTCGGACATTTGTCCTGAAAGATAACACTGAAAGAGTAGTTCAAACTTTTCCACATTACACTCCAGAGTTGGTAGGGGTGCCAGGTAACGCTCCTGGTCGAGAACGGTAATCGGCCGCTAAAGGGTTTATAAGTCCCTCTTGTGTCTTACACCCACCCCCATAAATGGCGATTCCAGAAGGACTCGAACCCTCAACCTACCGCTTAGAAGGCGGTCGCTCTCTCCTGTTGAGCTATGGAACCAATCTTTATTGTCTGAATAGTATATATGTTACAAAACGGAATGTCAAGAACTTTTTTTGAATTTTTTTATCTTTTTTTGGAATTATTCCGCAAACTCTGCCAAGAATGCCTCATTTATATCAGGTTTGGGTACCTTTGTCAAGACAAATCTTGGAGTGAATCCTGCAAAGCCACCACCATTTCCTAAAAATGTGGCAAACTCTTCCGCATCATCCTCAAAGAAAAACTCGGCAACAACCTGACTTGTTGCCTCTTCAAACACAAGCCAAAGCAGTTCATCGTTATCATTAAACTCAGGATAGTATGTATAGAGTTTTTTCATACCTTTAGTCCTTTGAACTTGTTAGTATTAGGTTTGTTGAATGTTGGCTTTGGCACATCTTCTTCCTGTCCTGAGTCAACAATGTTCTGTGCTGATTGTTCAACATCATACAACTTCATCTTGCTTCTGTCAACCCCTATAATAAATCTTTTGTTGAGTCCTGGATCGTTGTATCGGTTCTTCAACTGCTTTACCATAATCTGGTTTAGTTGCGATAGTTGTTCCGTTACTACGAGAGCAATAAAGAAATCTGCCGTTGCAGGTAGACCACACGACTCGGAGGTATCTTCCATGCCAGGATCGGTAGATGTATAACCACTTCGGGTCAACTGTGTTGCTGACCAGATTGGCACATTGAACTCGACCGCTAGACCTCGTAACTCTTCGGCAATCGCTTTAACGTAGGTATAACTATTAACACCATTACCAGGCTTGATACGGGATGACGCACAAATATTGAGATAGTCGACCATGATAACATCTGGTACGAATCCTTTCTTTAGATTTAGTTCGTTCAACAGAGAACGAAAGTGAATGGTTGATGCCGTTGCTGTGGCATACTCTTTGATGATAAGTTTGCCGTTTGTCTTTTGTTTCAACTTAGCAATACGATTGTCATATAAATCTTTTGGTAGAGCCATTAGATCATCAAATGTGATGTTCATTAGATTGGCATCGATACGCTTTGCAACCTCTTCTTCGGCAAGTTCTAGGGTGATATAAAGAACATTCTTGCCCATGGAAAGATAACTAGCAGAAAAGTGACAGAGAGTGAGAGATTTACCACCACCGACACCACCCATAACAATATTAAGAGTTTTTCTCGGAACTCCATTCTTTGTAATCTTGTTAAAAAAGTCAAGATCAAAACGTAACCTTTCTTCTACTCTATGATAGTGTTCGTATCTTTCATCGGCTTGTTCTATATAATCATGACCAACGTTCGGATCAAAAGATATAGCCAGAGCGTCAGACAACAAAGTAGGTATAGCGCCCTTAGAGAGTTTCCCTCGTCCATTCATAATCTCCAATGATTCAGTGATGGCATTATAGATTGCCTTCTCTTGACAAAAGGATTCTGTAGACTCAACAAGCCAATTTAGATTTGTCTGATCTGTGTCATCTTTGAGAACATTTAGTGTTTCACTAACTTTCTTGACTGTATCATCCGTAACACCACGAACATTGTTAATCTCAATATGTAATGCATCAAACGTTGGCTGTTGATTATACTTAAGAATGAAGTCGGCCACTTCAGTGAAAAGTAGCCGATCTTCTTGATTGGAGAAATAACTATCCTTCAGAAACGGAAGAACTTTTCTCGTGTAGTCTTCCCTCTGTATCAGATTCTTTAGAATTATTTGCTCCAGCCTCAACTTCACTCGCATCTCCTAAATCTAGTAACATGGCATTTAGTATAAGTCCTAACATCGTGTTAAACTTTTCATTCTTTCTCAGAGTAATCATAGACAAATCATTCGTCTTGATAATCTCGTAGTCATACTGTATTCGAGGAATGTCATCCTCACCTACCTTGAAGCCCACTGTGGTGTAACGATACACTACTCCTGCGAATGGGTCAACCATTAATTCAATTGGCACTGTTGATCCGTCTTCTTTAGGATTAAAGAGGTCATCCCTAAACTTGTAATCAGTCCCCGCTTCCATCATAGTCCTCTTTCGTTATATTTTGGATTAATGATCTTGGCAACCTTTTCGTCAATGATATCTCTTTTATATCTCTTCTCAATATTTGGCATAATGTTTTCTATGTCATCCCATGACATATATTTAATGTATAGATTTTTTGAACTTTTGATTCCATCTTTTCTAGCTTTCGATGCAGCAGGATGATTTTGTTCATATGGTTTTTGAATGTCAAAAATACCAATGCCAAAACGATAAAGTCTAGTGCGAATGTTATTTGTTCTATCAGATTTGCCAATGTATAGACATCTAACTTTCTTTGACTTTATCTCATATATCACATATACACCTTTCTTATATACATAATGATCTTCTCCTGTTTCGTCTTTGATATTCAGGCTAAGTCCATTCTTGTTATTCTTTTTGATATTGAGTTTATAGAAAGGAAGAGTTTCGAGTGTTTTAACTACGAAAACTGCAAGATCGTCACCACTTAGATAAATTTGATCATACAGATCCCTGGACATCTTCAACCTCCACTTCCTCGTTATACTTTCCATACATGAAGTCTGCTTGACAACCTTCATTTATAGCATTTAAAATCTCTTCTGTAAAGAACTTTTCTGGGTTCTTTTTGATTTCTTTTTCAAATGCCTTACGTCCATCAGGAAACTCATACCGAGTTGAGACCTTTTTAACGATGCCATACTTTTCAGCTAGATCCAATAGACCATAGTATCTATCAAGTCCTGTAGAATAGTTTAGCCAAGTCTCCACCTTCTTATCTTCAACAGTCATTCGTGACTTTTTGAGATGGGCGGTGATTACAGCACCAGTGCGACCGTTGTCGTCGTCCAGAGTCTTATCTTTCTTCTTTGATAGAAAGATGATTGTGGATGCAGCATACTCTAGACCAGAGCCACCACCCATCTTCTTCATTGGCACATATGAACCAACAACATCATAAACGTGATTAGTAACGATTAGTGGAACTTTGGCCTTGCCTAGTTTCAATGTAAGAACACGAAAAGCACCACGAACTAACTGGGCTCGTGTCATGTCTCGTGTATCTTTACCATCGGCAATGTCTTGCATCTCTTTATCTGTAGAAAGATTACCAAGAGAGTCAAGAACAAAGATCATTGGTGGTTTCTCTTTACCCTCCAGATATCTGTCTAGGATTTTGACCGCTTGTGTTCTAAACTCTTGAACAGTAGCAACAGGAACAATAGCAACCCGCTTAGTGTCAATACCACGGTCAGAAAGAAACTGCTTACTAATAGCAGACTCGGACTCAAAGTAGAAAACAAATCCATTCTTGTTATCCTCTAGAAACTGTTTCACCACATTCAATGCATAAAAGGTCTTACCAACAGAAGGCTCACCAGCAAATGCTGTAACCTTATTCTGTGGTAGACCTCCATAGATTGATCCAGATAGCAAAGCATTCATAACATATGAACCAGTGCCAATGAATCCTGTTACGTCACCAGCAGCAACACCGTCGTCAACGATGCCTGCGTATTCATTATCAATCTCTGATAATAGGTTGTTAAAAATGTCTGACATAAGATTCTCCTTTTCGTCAGATGAATGTTATTTCAGCTTTGCCGTTATACTCCTTATCGAATACAAACCAAGCAAAGGCAAGCATACCACCTTTGTGGTCGCCGAAACCTTGCCGTTCTGAAAAGACGTAAACATTTCTCAACATGTTCAGTGAGAATAGTTTGTCCCTTCTTTCTTTACCTTCTAAGAAGGTTAGTTTTTGAAAGATTGCAACTTTCTTTCTGGAACAATGTAAAGCATGTATGACAAACTTTGTTCCAATATTGAATGGAGGATTGGTGACAATGTTATCATGTAATCTCCAACTATTCAGAAAGTCAAAATGTGCATCACCGTAGCCACGATCTACAAGATCCGAGGAGTAAACCTCGTAACCTTGTAGTTTCAAAAGTTTTGAGATTGCACCATCACCACATGCTGGTTCCCAAATATCACCATCAAACTTTTCACGACTAAGAAGTTCTAATGTTGCGTTTGTTGGTGTTGGATAGAAATCATCTTTGACACGATTATTACCATGACCGATTAGACGATGAAGACTTTGAACGCTCACGCCACTTCCTTAAAATAGTTCTGTAACTCCTCACTCATTTCTTTAAGAACATGACCACCTACACCAATGCGGATGACGTTACAAAGTTCAACCACATTATCTGGTGTAATCTTACCATCAGGATTGAACTCATAAAGTTTACCTGGCGAATACTTGTTATCTTCTGTCTTATTCATATGTAATACCAATCCTTATAGTTAGATGACCTTATTCTATTCTGAATTGCTTGTTTTGTCAATCCAAATTTTCTAGATGCTTCTCCTAATGTATTGTATATAACACCATCGGCACTAAAAGGCTTTCCAAACTTTTCCTTAGCTTTTCTCCATTTCTCTTTATCCTGTTCCGTAAATTTATATCCATATCTAGGATTGTTTTCTGGTTTTGAAAATCTGAGTTTTGCCTTATTCGACAATAACTTTCTCACTTCGTCTGAGTGTGTCTTTCCGAAAAAAGGATTGTTATTAGCGATGTTATTTCTTTCAATCTTCTCATAGACGGTTTCAACATAGTATCTACTACCATCATCTTTTCTATAGTTTAGATTATATCCTATCTCACTCAAGAAAGTCTGATTATCCTTGATCAAGGAACCCTCAAAGATTTCAGCATCGGAAAATGATTCGAAGTCTCTTTCAATTAGAAGTTCTATAACAAAACTGTCTTTTCCATACTTACGAATAGCATTCATCAACGGCATACAATAGTCGTTTCTTAAATCATGATCAGTCAAAGCACTTTTCATATGTTCCAAGAATCTAATTTCAATATCTCTTTTGGTTAATCCTATATATTTTTTGCCATTCTTTTTGTTTGTTATCTGATAAAATCTATAAAGCATTTGATTATCTCCTCATATCACTATATAGTGTTTAGAAATAAACAAATCAATAGTTCAACTAAAAAAATCTTCTAAACTTGATTTTTTTTCAGACTTCCATCCTATAGAGTTTAGAATAATCTCTAGTGGATCAAGAAAAGACTTTATGAATTGTGTTTCGTAATCTACATATTTTTGCAAGTCAAATTCAATAGGAATACCACCTTGAGGAAATGCAATCACGTTAGATTGAATCGTATTTGGTTCTCTGAGAAAGATGAACTTTATTTTTTCTCCGCCTTGTATTAGAGGATACTTATTAGTAAGTTTATATTTTCTTATAAGATTGTTATAGACAAGAGAACCTCGAACGTGAATAGGACATCCTGATGCATATATGGTTTTACTATCGGAATACTTATCCAATCCATTGACTCCTCGAGGAAACGATATATCGGATATCGGAGAAGTTTGAAATTCCTCTCTAACATTTTTTATAAACTTTTGTATCGCCGCTTCATCTTTATCAAAGATAACATCGACCGATTCTTTAAGTTTTTCACGACAATATGAAGGTGTGGAACTTTTTACAAGTTCCAATCCCATACTTTTCTTCTTGGGTTTGGCATACTGCACACCCTCAGAGTTATGGACATTTAGAATGTATCGCTTCTTGGCAGTCCAGATTGCTTTGTCTGCCAAGACTTCACGCTTCATGACAATCTTTTGCTGATAAACGTTAGTATATTCACCAAGACTTGCACAAGCCTTATCAATAACACGTTGTATTCCAGTTTCACACGCTCTATCCAAGAAAGTGATTGTACCGGCTGTATCGATAGTTCTATCATCCGACGAACAGGCTTGTCGGACCAAATCAGCAAGTCGCAAGTATACCGAGTCAGTATCGACCGCAATGACATAATCTTTCTCCGTCTTTAGTATTTTGTTTAGATATTTGTTGATG